CTAGGGTCATTAAACAAACTCTTAACATTGTTTACCATTGTTTGATAAGTACTCTGTATGCCCTCTCGGCGTCTGTCACCTAGAATTTCTTCTACGTTGTCAGGAACTTTAAAGTAGTCGTTAGCAGAGTCACCGTACTGTTCTCGTGTTGTAATGTAATCTTTGTAACTAGGTTCCACGGTATTGATGTTGACACGGCCCTCAACGTGATCCGTAATTTGACCCATGTCGTAACCCTGTCGATACATCTCTTCAATCGCGTTGTTACGGGCGTACATCTTTTCTTGGTAATCGTATGCTGTTGTACCAGTACGAGATTCAAAATGGCTACGTCCAGTGAGGTCACCACCCGCTCGCTTATCTAAACGTCCTCTAAGAGCCGCCTGCCAACTCTGATTAGGGCCAGCACCAAAAGAAGGCGTATAGTTATACATATCTTTAACACCTCCAAAAAGACTTCCAAAACTATTAGTGTAGTCTTTAGAAGGGTCCCAATAGTTTGCAGCGGCGAACTCTCTTTTATCTTTTAAATAGTTTTCCTGCATTGCTGTGGCTGTTTCGCCACCCATTTCAATAAACTCTTTAGTGCCATCAGGCCGAGTAATCTCTTGGTGCCATTTACCATTTATCATTTTAATCATTATACAAAGTCCTCAAAAGCGCCGCCGCTTAAAATACCTTTGCTTAAGTAGTTTGTAATAGGAAAGTCAATCCTGTTTACTACTTGAGCGTCTGCTGTAATATCCCCAGTAAACATTCCGGTTTTTTGTTGTGAGGTGGGTGGACTAAAGCCGCTACTTAGGCCCGGAAAATTTAAATCAATGTCTATATCTGGTCCTTCTATTTTTGGTCCTTCTATTTTTAAACACTTTCCGTTCTCGTTACGAAAACCTTCTGGACAAGTAATTTTAGGAATCTTAACACAACCTTTGCCATCACCATTGTCTATAAATCCATCAGGACAAATATCTACTTTAGGAATCTTAACACAACCTTTGCCATCACCATTGTCTATAAATCCATCAGGACAAATATCTGGCCCGCCTATAGTTTCAATACACTCACCTAATTGTGGGTCCCAAGAGAAACCGTCACCACACAACTCAGGAGGTTCAATGCAGATACCATCTTCATCTCTGTCCCAACCATCAGGACATTTAGTACTTACTTCAGGAATCTTAACACAACCTTTGCCATCACCATTGTCTATAAATCCATCAGGACAAGGGTTAGGAATATTTACTTCAGGAATCTCAACACAACCCTTGCCATCACCGTTGTCTATAAACCCATCAGGACAAGGGTTAGGAATATTTATATTACACAACTTTGGGAAACTTTCGCAAAAATTAGGTATAGCAAATAAATCTCCCTCAAAGCCCAACTCTGGCAACATCGGCAACAAAAAGTCTAAAGAACCTCCTTCATCAAAGAAACCGTATATGGCTTGTAACGCATCAGTTTCACTCATGCCTCCAGCAAGTAAGGCATCAAACCCATCAGATACTAATCCTTGCAAAGACTCTGTGCTAATGTTCGTAGTACCTTCTTTAAATAAGTTGTCTACATCTAATCCTTGATCTGCAAGAGTGTCTTTAATCCACTGGTTAGTGTAGGCTTCTCCCCAACCACCAGCAGCATTAATAGCTATTCCTTCTAAATCTTCACCGGAAACAGCGCCTGTTAGTACGCCTTCCACAATACCAAGAGCTTGGTCTAGCGGTATGTTAAGAAGGTCAGAAAGATACTGCCCTTTTTCAATACCCCACGTTCCTGCTGTTCCTACTACCTCTCCGTTAACTACCCAACCACCGTATGTGCCGGGAGTTGCTGCTTGTAGATCATCAAAGAAACCACCAATGCCGCCTAGCACCCCTGCCATAGCTACTTGACCAAAATCTACACTACCTGTAGCAATGCCCTGTGTTATTACAGATCCAGCAGCACCAGAAGCGACACCACCAGCAAAACCCCCACTAAAACCTGCTGCACCTGCAATCTGCGGGCCCATTATATAGCCTGTCATTGCCGCAGCAATCAGTAAACCCCAATCAGGCCCATCAACTTTAACTGTCTTAGTGTAGCTAGAACCGTTCCACTGGAAAACGTCACCGTCATCGTTCCGGAAGTCGTTAGGTATACCGTACTTCTCCATCAACGCCACCTGAACGGGGTTGTTAATCATCGACATGAACTGCTCGTTGCGCGCGTCGCTGTTCAGCTTGCGAGTACCAGCGCCAGCGCTCTTAGCGCCACCGGAGGCCTTCAGCCCACCGGCTCCTTTGATCGCTTCGTCTCGGGCCGCTCGGCCGGCCGCGCCTACGGAATCTCCGTCAGACAACTCGCCAGCGTCGATGAGGTCTTGGCGTTCCGTTAGATAGCCCCAGTAGTTATCCCAGTCCGTCTGCTCCTTGAGGTAGCCCATGCCTTCATCGGCGTCCCACGCCGCACGGATCTCCGCTTCGGTGTAGTAGCCTCCAGTGTCCGAAAGCAGCTCGCCTTCGGGAGTAGATGCGCTTACGTCACCAAGCTCACTAGGCTCGACCCAATAATACAAACGCTCGCCTTCGTCATTGTAACGAGCGTTATCAACAACCTCTTCAGAATCTGCTTGTGCTGTTGTATCTGTAAACAAAGCACCTTCTTGAGTAGTATCTTGAAGTATGTCTAACTCTTCGTCCATCTACTTTTTCCCCTTTAGTGCTAACAACTTGTCAGCACCACGAATACCAAATGATGCAGATACTGCCATGAATAACAAATACTGATACCAATCAGGAAGCCTGTTAAGCTCGCTGAAGGCAAGACCAATGCGGTCTATAATCTCTACGTCATTCATCCCAATACCCCACATAAGCGCAACCACGGGCGCTGAGAGCAACAAAGTAAACCACTCGTCCTTCCACGATGTTGCACTGGCAGACGCCATAAGCTGTTCCCAAGACGCAGTGTTCTGTATTACCTGCATCTTAGCTGTGTGTACAGCAGCCTTCTCTTCAGCCTTGTTCTTAAGGACTTGCCCGAGGAGGCTAGTAATTGGCGATATGAGCGCCTGCCACATATTAAGTAACTATCTTCAGTGTTCCAGAGTCATTCCAGATGTCTCCAGAAGACAAGCCAGCAGAGGACGTAGGAATGTTAGCGATGTTAAGGGTGTTATCCTTAAGAGTCATCGTGTTTTCAGTACCGTCATCATCGTTTTTCATTATTAACTGACCGTTGTTTTTTAGTGCTATGCTTCCTGCAGCATCGTTTACTAAAGTAAAACCGCCTAATGCACCTTCTCCTGTGGAAATTGTAGCGTTTGACGCGCCACCAATAAACCTTAATTTTGGGTTTTTGGAATCTTGCGCTTGGCGTGTAGACTCAATAGCTAGTGTAGGGTCCGTTGTTGTTGACGGGCTTTTCATGTGAAAATCGTAAGACGGAGACGTATTGTGTATTCCTACGCGTTTGGGTTTAGTACCATCAGCGTCTACGCGAAAAGTGTCATCTCCTACGCTAAAATCGTTAAAACAAATAAAATTACCGTTACTGTCTACCTGAGCATCAGGATTGAGAATATCAGCAGAGCTTGTCAAAAAAGCAATAGTAGGCCCGTCCAAAAAAGCAGAGCCAGATGCGGCATGAATCCCCGTACCAGACCCTAGAAGTTGTGACAGTCTGTACCCTACGTAGCCTTGCTGAGAGCTATTTGCTTGAAATTTTACCTTTATGCTATCAGCCGTAGTAGCAAGTCCGTCCGAATTAATCGTAAGGCTTACGTTGCCTATGCCCATTACGGGAGCCTTAGCTACCTCAAGAGTGTCGCTTGGAGACGCCGTACCTATGCCAACTTTGTCATTTGTAGTGTCTACCTTAAAAACACTAGTATCTACAGTTACATCACCTGTAGACGTAAGGCTCGTGGCCGTGACGCCTGTAAATGTACCAGAAGAAGTAGCTGTAAGAGATGAAAATGTACCATCAGAGGGAGTTGTAGATCCGATAGTAGTACCGTCAATAGCACCGCCGTTAATGTCTACGGTTGAAGCACTATCAAACTTGCTAGAAATAGCAGTAGCAATATTATTAAACTCTAAGTCAAATTCATTACCTTTTAAAATCTTTTGAGAATCCGTGATCGGAGCAGTATCTTTTGCGGTAAAGTCAGTTGTTTTACTATAGTCAGTCATTATAAGTTACCTTAATAAATATCCTATTGCTGATGCAGCCGTTGCTACACCGATCCAAAAGAAACGCTCTCCTGATTTGACAGAGTGAGAGTTAGCTAGTACTTCAGTTGTTAGATGTTGAATATCATCTTCTTGCTCGTCTAGACGCTTCTCATGTCTATCCATACGCTTGAACACAGACAGCATCTGCTCTTCTACACGAGCAATTTGAGATACCGCTTCAGTCAGCTTGTCTAGCTTCTGCTCAATTCTGTCTAGTCTGTTGTCTTCTACCATCATTACAACGCCTTTAATCTGGCTGTACTACCATGTATATATATTTGCTGTCTTGACCGCTACCTGTTGTAGTAATACGAATAGTGCTTTCTACTTTAAAAGGAGGTCCGTTGTAAGGCACAGCACGATTTCTAGAACTGGCGTCAGAGTACTCTTGACCGTAGCCCTGATTGTCAACGCCTGTTATAAGGTTTCCGGGCCACTCGTTTAGAATGGCTCCCATATTAACTCCGTCTAGGTATACAGTAATATAATTGTCATAGTACGACTGCGTTCTAGTAGCGCCAATACTAAACAAGTAACAAAACGTCCCTGAAGGCAAAGTAAGAGTTATATCGCTTGCTGTTGATGTAGAGCGGTAACTGCCGTTTTTTATAGCAAAACCGCTGATAGTAGGCTGTGCGTAAGGTACTAACACTGTCCAGTCCTCCGGTAAAGAAGCCCCGTAATATTCGCTAAAAGACGCTTGTGCGCCGTCTGCTTTTCCTATCATACTACGGATAGCTTCGTTGTTAATGTCTGATTGAGCGAGGCTAGTGCCTCCAGCCTCTACATTAATTTGATTTAGGGTTAGTTGCCCGCTAGTCGGTAAGGGCATCAGTCACCTCTTCAGTCACCTCTTCAGTCACCTCTTCAGTCACCTCTTCAGTCACCTCTTCAGTCACCTCTTCAGGTACTTCTATTACTTCAGGTTCAGGAGGATTGTCTCTTTTGTCAGCTAGATAGTAATAAAGTGACGAAATCATAATAACAACGTCATTATAGGTAGCCGAACCAACAACCTCTCCGGTTTCTAGGTTTAACAAGTTAAAATCTTCAGCAAAGTCTTCTACTGTTGCGCGTAAAGATGATCCGTTAAAGCCCTGACCTATACCGTCTACAACCCACTCTTCGTTAAAACGGATAGACGGAACGCTATTTAGTTCATTAGCAATGCCAACACCAAGCGCCCTCATATATACCGTTGCTGTTTTATTTCTATATTGCATTCTTTAAAGCCTCCACTTCTGCTCGTAGTTCAGAGACAGCCTCCACCAAAACGGAAACCAGCTTGTCGTAGTCAATTGTCTTGTAAACGGTCTTGTCATCCTCGCCCTTCATTAGCGGCAAGCCTGTTTCGTGTACGACTTCTGGTATTACTTTTTCTACCTCTTGAGCAATTAACCCGTAGTCTCTTTTGCCCTGTCTTGAACCATCGTTCCATGTGAACGTCACGCCGCGTAATGCGTCAACGGCGTCCAATGCACCCGTTATCGGCTGAATGTCATCTTTCAGTCTTTCGTCGGAAACACTGGTTGAGTAAGCAATAACATTGCCGTCAGCGTGGAAGTCTCCCGTAGCGTACATAGCAAAATTTGAAGCCATTGCTCCAGTTACAGCAGTCCCAACCTCAAACAGCATACTTCCGTTAGCAGAGGAGTCCGTATTTACAGCTATTCTTGCGGCATTGTTTCCTGAAATATCTGGAGCATTGCCCGCGTGGTTAAAAGTAAGGTTTGCGTTACCTCCACCGTCATTTAGTGTTAATGCAACTTGGCCTTGTCCAGCAGTGCCTGCAATAATTCTAGAGTTTGATCCCGTGGACTGAATATTACCAACGACATCCAATGTCTGTGCAGGACTCGACGTACCGATGCCCACGGTGCCAGTGCCGCTGATACGCATACGCTCTGTTTCATTTGTGCCGAAAATCAAAGAGCGAGAAGAACTGTTGTGGTAAATGTGCATACCTGTGGCGTCTAATGCGATTGCGCCATCGTAGCCATTACCATCAATCTTTATCTGACCAGTAGATGTTCCTGACATACTGATATCAGTGCCATCACCAGCAGTGAGGTTGCCGCTTATATCTACGTTCTGGCTTTCATCAATGCGAACAGCTTCTGTGTTATTGGTTCCAAATTGAATTTGCCCACCAGATTCTTCGTTCCAGATTTTGAAGTCATCCCCGCTGCCACCAAAGCCCATGTAAGCGTGTCGGTCAGTGCCACGCTCAAACTCCATGTACAGAGGGCCATCGTCGGTAGATCGTAAGGTCAGTATGGAGTCTGTTGTTCCTTCTAGTACGGCGCTAGGAGCAGTCACCGCTCCCGAAAATGTTGTGTTCTGACTTGAGTCAATAGTTACTGCCGTAGACGTAGCGTTATCGTCGATGCCTGTGGAGGTAAGGTTACCCACAGTCACAGCGTTGGTGGTCGTAGCACCACGGCCTGTTACTGAATCAAGCGTGTCAGTTTCTGTATAGCTAGTGATGTAACCGGAGTCGTTAGTCCATTGACTGATGTTGCCTGACTTATTAGTAAACGTGTCGGTGCTAGATGCAGTAATAAAAGAAGTAAGATCAGGAGGTGTATAACTAAATACTCCTGTTCCATTGTTATAGCTAAGAGCCGCTGTTCCTACTGCGTTTTGTGTTACGCTGAGATCAGTAAGTTGAATACCTCCTGCTCCGTCAGCGCCTCTTAAATCACCTGTAACAAAACCAAGGCCGTCGTTAGACGTAAAAGTAACTACGCCGTTAGATGCGTTGTAGCTACCTCCTGTAAAACCAGTACCATTAGTACCATTAGTACCATTAGTACCGTCAGTACCGTCAGTACCGTTAGTGCCGTTAGTTCCATCAGTACCGTTAGTTCCATTGGTTCCGTCAGCGCCTCTTAAGTCGCTCGTAACAAAACCAAGACCATCATCAGATGTGAACGTAATCACACCTGTAGAAGAATTATAACTACCGCCTGTAAAGCCAGTACCATTAGTACCATTAGTACCGTTAGTGCCGTTAGTGCCGTTAGTTCCGGGGTTTCCTTGTATACCTTGTATACCCTGTGCGCCAGCAGGAATACCAAAAGACATGGTAATACTTCCGCTGTCGTAAGACACAGTAGGACTAGAGCCTGCCGATAAACCAGAGGCGTTAACTTGAAGGCTGGTAGAAAAGTTTACTGTAGCAGCTTCACTAGCAGCCGCAGCATTTTCACTTACTAAAGCAGCCGCAGCACTCGCCGCAGCAGCAGCAGCATCCGCAGCAACTTGGTTTGCGTTTCCGTCTGTATTTGAATTACCTGAACCGCCAGAGCCTCTGTAAATAGGCATATACTACTCCTGAAAACCGAAAAAGGAAAAGGGGGCCATTGCGACCCCCGTAGTACTATTACTCGTCAAAGACAGCCAAGATAAGGCCAGCTTCAGGACGATACACTTGAACACCATAGAGAGTGTCAGCGGTGTACAGAGTAGAGAGATACTCTTGCTTGTACTGAGTTTGTGAACGAACACCCAGTTGCTCTGCGTGGACGATAGCATCTTTGTGCATAAAGATACAACCACGGACGTTAGTCTCAAGGGTAGGACAGTTACTAGATACGTAAATGTCAACACCATAGACGTTACCAATCAGACCAGACTTAACAGTGCGGTCATCACGGAAGTCGCTAGAAACGTAACGCTCAATACCCATGACTGTCTTACGAGCAGCAGGTGGGATAATCAAGCAACGGTTTTCCATAGGTACGTTAGCATCGTCAAGGATCTTGATAGCTTCGCGGAAGCCTTCGTCAGTAAAGTTATCGCCTGATGCTGTAGTCCCAGCAGCAAAAGTAGAAAGACCGGGAACGCCTGCTCCTCCAGCAGCTGGATTAAAGTAGTAACTATTGCTGTTAGCCCACTCTGCGCCAGTAGGAGCAGAAAGATCAAGCGTACCGTCACCAAAACCAGTAGCAGCATTCATCAAGTCAGTGTCTACTTGAAGAGCCAAAGCGTAACCAGCGTCTTCAGTATAGAACTGTCGCAAAGAGGACAAAGCTTGTACTTCTACGATGTCTTCGATAAAACGCGAATACTGGAAGTGACGGTCAATGTCAATTTGAAGCTCTGTTTCAACATTCGCCTGAATATTTACAGCGGTGTCTGCAACTTTAGCAGAAGCAGCGCCACGAGTAGGCATAGGTACGTGAATCTTGTCGCCTTTTTTACCTGTCATTGCCATCTTTTTAACAAGAGGTGACATCTTCAGGTTCTTTTGGTATGCAGCAATTACTTCGTCACTCCAGATTTCTGGAATAAACTTCTCAGCAGCGGCTTTGTTTACAATGGAACCCCCGCCAACTGTGCCGGGATAAGTTTGTTCTGCCATTTTAAATCTCCTAGATTATTTTACCCTCCCTTCTCCATAAGCCGCCATTATTTCAGGCTGTAGTGCCATGTATCGGTCAGGGTCTGTTTGCATAAGTTTAATTAAGTCAGCACGACGATAAACTTTTTTGCGTGATCCCTCTCCTGTTCCCCTTGCGTTGCCTGTATTTGCAGACTTAACGGAACTCTTACGGGCTGCTTTTTCTGCTTGCACAGTCTGTTGAACTACTTGGTTACGTTCTTTCCAGTTACTAAATAGTTCATTTGCAGCATCGTAATCGTATGCTTGGTCAGCATCTACAAACAGTTTAGTACGAACTTTTGATGCTTTAATCCACTCAGCAAACTTGGGGTCTTGTAAGACAGCTTCCATGTCTGGGTGATCTTTTTGAAGTTGTACGAGCGTTGCCTGCTTCTTAGCTTGTATGGTATACGCTTGTGCTTCTTTGATCTTTGGGTGGTTATCAATAGCTCTACTAACTGCAGTTTTAGGGTCAACAAAGAAATCTACATCATCTTCATCATCTTGTTGCTGTGGTACAGGTGCTATTTGTGTGTCGAGTTGTGTCTGGATGTAGCTATCAACAACAGACCTAAGCTCACCTACTTCCGTACTCTGTTTGCCTGTAAACTTCTCAAGCTCTTGGTGCATCTGTACAAGTTCTTCTACAGACTTACCTTGGTACTTTTCCGGTAGATCGGATTCTTCTTGAGGTTGTTCCTCTTCTAGAGGAGTCTCTACAGTATCCTGTGTGTCTAGTTCATCTGCTGGTTCTAGTTCTTCTTCTGGACGCTCGTCAATTAATTGTGCGCGTGACATATATAAACTTACCCCGCCTAAATAGGTTATGGAGATTTAAAATGGGAGTTGCCTCTATTGAGATTCCCTCGCTTTTTGACCAGCCTTCTCGTGTTCACGTACCCACTTCATGTGCCTACCGGGAAAATCCCCAGAAGCACCCTCAAGTACGTGTCGAGTAGCTGATACAATTTTTGTAGCATTGGCTCCACATCCGCACCTACTGGATGTTACGTCGCCTTCTACAAATTCTTCAAATACGTGTCCGTTAGTGCAACGAAATTCAAATACTTTAATCATCTTCTTTACTGGCTTCTTCGTAATTATTTTCTACTATAGTTTGTAAGTTAAGTAGGTGGCCTAAGATATTTAGTTGACCCTTACGAAAAAACAGATCATCAGAATCTTTAGCTGCTTCTACACTATTGATCTGTGAAACATTGTTACCAAAGTCTGATACTAACTGATTCCATCCGTCTGAAGCAAAAAGACTAAAGTATGTATCGTAGTACTCTTGTGTTTCTTTGTCCACTTGAGGCCCCTTGGGTTGTCTCGGTTAATAAAATGTACCATAGTACACTGTATATTATATCATACTTTTAAGCAAAAGTCAAGCTATTTTTAATGTTATTTTTACCGCTTCTTGGCTGTCTTAGCTGCTTTCTTGAAGGCAGAAGCCTTAGGCGCACCTTTAGACCCCGGTTTACGCATCTTTTCACCAGACCCTGCAGCAATACGCTTACGTTTTGCGTTGATATTAGAGTATAGACCACGTTTAGCCATGTTAGTATCCTTTAGCTTTCTTTACTTTCTTTCCTGTGCTTTTAGCAGCAGCCTTAGCTTTTGCCTTACCTTTAGCTGTATAAGGATATTTCTTATTTCCGACCATTGGCATAGCTTTCTCCTAGTTTAGTTACTGAAATTACCCACTGTTGTGGAATTACTAACTCTGCGTCACCCTCTATAATTTTATCATCTTCGACTAACAAGTGAGGACAGATTATTAACTTTTCTTCGTCGTTCAGCAAAATAGCTCCACAAGAAACAGCAGTAGCTACTTCAATATTAGTTAACTCCTCTACTCCACGCCAGCCAACATTAGAGCCACCTTGAGCATCTTTCCAAACTACACAGTATAAGTCTACCATTTAACTTTGTTTGCCCAGTAAGCCGCAGAACATTTTCCTTTAGCTATGTTCTTAGCGTGTCTAGCCTTAAAAGACTTACGCCTAGCTTTTTCTTTGTCAGTCTTAGGGCTTTTGCCTGCGCCACTAACACCTTGTTGACCAAATCTGATGGTTTTAACTGAACCGTCATCACACTTAGCCACAACTACGTGAGACTTCTTAGGATGGTTAGGAGTCCTCTTCGGTTTGTTGTACCCGCTTACTCCTGCTCGTGCTAGTCTTGGATCTTTTTCCTTGGGCATTAACGCTCTCCTCCAAAGTTTTGACCCTGTTCTCCAGCAAGTCCAATTTGTCGAATTGATCTTTGAACGCTTGGTTGATCTGTTGGAGTAGGCTGTTGATTTCGTTCTGTGTCATTATCACGAGGAGTATCTCCTGATTTTCGTTGGTTGTTTAGATTAGCTTCTTTAATTGCAAGTTGTCCAATCTTCATTCTACGCTCGAACTCTTTATCGTCTTCGTCTCCTTCTCTCAAGTTTCTTGTGATAGCTTCAATAAGCTCAATCTCAATACCCTGTGGAGCTAGCTCGGCATCTACAACGTACTTAGAAGCTCTAGCCTCTGACTCATTAGCCTGACCCTGCAGTGCTGCTGTCTGAGCCTGTTGTAGCTGCATCTGTGCTTGTTGCGCCATCTGAGCCATTTGCTGTTGCTGTGGATCAGGCTGACTAGCTTGCTGCATAGCTGCAATTAGCTCTTCACGGTTACTCAGGTTCATGTTGTCAATAATACTCTGGATCAACACAGGGTACAGAGGACTATCTTGTTGCATGGTTTGCAAGAGTTGAACCAGTTGAGTAACCTCGTACTCACGAGCGATAATACCCAGAGTAGACGTAGCGTTAAACTTGTAGTCAGCTACGGGATAGTTCTCAGGGTCAAACTGCATATACCTGTGTGCAGCCTTGGTAACAAACGGCAACAGAAAAGACTGCTGAAAGTTAATTAGAGTACGCTTGTGACGCTTAATGATAGCGCCTAAAGACATACTTATGCCCGCTGCTGTAGCTTCTCCGTTAACCTGACCAGCAATACCTGCGGAGTCAACGGCTCCTGTAGCTTGCTGTACCATCTGCTGAAGCGCCTGAGCTTGTGCAAAAGTAATCTGACCAACTTGTCCAAAGTTGAATGGTTGTAGTACTTCACGAGGATCTCCGTTAGTCAGAATCATTTTACCCGGACGCACTTCGGGTTTAGCGCCTCTCGGCAATCGGGTTGCGTCAATAGCCAACATAGGATGGATAGTTAGTGACAGTGCATCAATACGTGCGCGTAGTTCCGTGTCCAAGGCTTTCTGACTGTTGTATCCTTTTTCACATACGCCACGACCCCAGAACCTTCCGGGTACAACGTCCCAAGGAAACGCTACGATAGGACGGTCCTGCATCATGTAAGGATTGGCTTCAGCCTTTAGGATAGTACCACCGTTAGCGATAACAACAATAGCCTCAACGTACATAGAATCAGAGTCTACGTCTACGTCTTCTTGCTCTAGTAACTCACGAGGAACTAAACCGTAGTACTTGGTCAACCTTACCTTATCGTCGCTGTATACTGTGAGGTCTTCAAAATCTGGCTCTAAGTCAGTATCTGATGCCGCAGAACCTACGTAACCTTCCCTGTATACGCCTTGTTCTTGCAGCAACTCTATGCTGTGCTTAGACACAAACTCGTCTACAGCAACGCCCAGAGCATCATCTACAGATGTAGCCACAGGATCAATTAAGAAGTTCTGAGGCAGTACTGGCTTAAGCCTTACTACTACACGGTCAGTAATGTTAACACCCACCGCTGTCAACTGCCCGTCCATAAGAGGCTGTGTAGCAGGGGCCATCTCTTTAATCTCTTCTAAGACAATCTCACCAATACCTGTGCCAAACACTGAGGCATTAATTAAGCACTCTGCTACAGCCTTCCGCACCATAGTCTTTTCAAAGTCTTCTGAGAGCTTCTTACGCAGGAACATGACATCTTGCTTGTCCTTGTCACCTACATCGTCACTAATGTCAAACCACTTACCTCGTCCAAACGTGGCCTCTTCTAGTTCTGCTACGTTAGACTCTACGGCCTGTTGTAGCGCAGGAGAAATAATCCTAGAACGCTCTGAGGCTCTGTCTGAATCTGCTGGGTCCCAAATACCACGCCACAAGCGATAGTACTCTTCAAACTTTTGTTCGTAGTTTGACTCGTAGTTGTCTCTCCAGTTTTCGCAGGTTTGCATTACCCACTCTTCTAGAGATCCTTCTATTGTTAATGCTTCTGGACTTAAAATATCATCTGCCATAGTATTTTCCTTAGATTATTGCTACGCTGTAACCAAGTGTAAAAAA